CTGGAATACAGAACGTCATCGACATCCACCCACTCAGCCACAACTTGGCTCGACAGCATGGCTCCAGAGTACGAACTTGATCCATGATTAAGAAGTGGAGCAGGGAACTCAAACCCACACTCAGGACATATCTTAGCAGCTGCGTGGACTATCGTCTGGCAACTCTCGCACTGCTTGACTGGAGCCTCTCCATCACCGCCACCCATTTTATCTTTTGGTTTAACTTTATCAATAAATCCATGACGCTCAACATTGGAACCGTAATCAAGCACAAGGCAATTCTCCTTGCCTTCAGCTACCCTCGTGCCTCTCCCAATGCATTGGATGTATAAACCACAACTGGCAGTGGCTCTACACATAACGATTGCATCAACTTCAGGATAGTCAAATCCAGTGGTCAATACGTTCACGTTAATCAGGCACTTCAGCTTGCCACTCTTAAAGTCTGCAATCGTCTTCTCTCGAACAGCACTGCTATCTGTTCCAGTTACAACTCCAACATCTATACCGTGACGATCAAATTCATCAGCCAGCAAGTGTGCGTGATTTACCCCAGAGCTAAACACGAGCCAGCTCTTTCTGTCAGATGCTAACTTCACAACTTCCTTAACTGTCGATTCTATTAGCTCTGGGTCAGATGCAGCTGTAGCCAGCTCACTCTCGATAAACTCTCCACCTCGTTTACCAACGCCAGTGAGATCGATCTGCTTGAGCCCACCTTTCGATATGACTGGTGACAGGTATCCCTGATCCATTAACAGGCTGATAGGAATGTCGTGAGCTATCCCATCGAATATCGCTCCCTTGCCTTTGTGCAAGTATCCGCTGTCCAGTCGATATGGCGTGGCTGTTAATCCAACTACCTTCACATCTGGATTGCATATCTTCAGGTCTGCAATAAACCGATTGTATCGTGTCTCGCTGTTCTTAGGTAGCAAGTGTGCCTCATCGATCAGAACTAGATCTGGGGCTGGAACCATGTCATACGCTCTCTCCCAGACGCTCTGGATGCCAGCGAAGGTGATTGGCTTGTTCAACACCTTCTGCTTCAGACCTGCACTGTAGATGCCATAGTCAGCTTCTGGGTAGAGCTTTAGCAATCCACTGGCTCCCTGCTCCAGAAGCTCTTTAACGTGCGTCACAACCAGAACTCTGGTGTCAGGGTAGCTCATGGCATCCTTTATAATCTGTGCAAGTATCGCTGTCTTACCTGATCCAGTGGGAGCCACAATCAGAGGATTATCACCTGCCTTGCTTGCCCAATAGTTATACAATCCATCGACAGATTCTCGCTGGTAGTCTCTTAGCTCAAACGCCATTTACGATATCCTCTAGAAATTTGTTCGCATCGTTTACTGCGTCAGTACGATTGGCACTGTCATAATACATCACAACTTCAGCAACATTCGAGTGGATCTCAGGCCAGTAGTGAGCCAAGTTTTTGTGGATCAGTAAGTTGATCATCACAATCGACATCTGCCTACTGGTCATTTTGTCGGGGCAGATCTCAAGTATTAACTCTAAGACTTCTTCTATTTCATTATCCATGTCGCATCCTTTCATCAAAAATGGCTTGGCTGTTATTCTCGTTGCGAATAATCTCTCCGCTGTCTTGGTCTTCATATTCCACAAACGTATCACCAGCATCCGTAACTACAAAATCTTTTGGCATGATCTGAGGAATAAAAAGGTGCTCACTGCAAGTCTCGACTGGCTTGCCCTTGGCACAACTCCACGTTCCATCTTGCTCTGGGGTCACATGGCTACACGTTCTGCAGCTAACTTCTGGTATCTTACATCCATGACAAATTGCCCAGTGAGTACACCACTTGCACTGCCAGAAGCTGGGGTCTTCATTTAGTTTATCTGGAGGTGTGTCAGAGAACACAATCTTGTTGGCTTTCTCAACAAGTCCCTTGGCTTCCTTCTTGTCCAGCTTGATTCGCTCGCCATAGATCTCATCCGTATTTTTATTGACACAGAAAAAGTAACACCTGTCGATCTCAGCCAGATGCATTCCAATTTGGCATTGAGCCCAGTAGACAGGCTTTGACTTCTGGCATCCCAAGTTCTTCATTGACTTGAAGTTCTTCTCGCTCATTGTCTTAAATTCTAATGTGTGTGGCTTCTTGCTCTCCGCAAATCCAAGACCGACACCATCGAGACTTAATGCAAAGTGACCTCCGCACTCTGTGAACCTGACCTGCTTGCCAGTCTCTGGATCTCTCTCCCAGACTGTCACTCCAACTGCTCGAAGGTTTGACACCACTCGATCCTCTTCACGATCACCAGTCTCAAACAGTCTCAGCATCCTGCCATCAAAACTTGGACGCCATGCGTGGCGAAACTGATACCACAATGCTCGACTGCAATCGTTGCCAATCTGACTACCACCAAGGTGAGGTCGGTGCTCGTTCTTTCGTTTGTCTTTATAGTATTTGTAAATTGCATCAATCGTGGCTGGAGTGGCGAACTTCTCAAGGTTCATCTAAAACATTTCCTTCTGCTCATCGTTACTAGGCTTCCATGTGATATCACACAATTGATAGCTCTGGATGTTCCCAGCAAACTTAGCTTTATGAAATTTTCCTGATGGTGTGATCTGCTTAACGTCTTCGACAGACATCCGCATCTGCTCTCCCTCGTGCTCGATTATCAATCCACCTTCTCGAATTGCATCCTTGAGCTCATAGTCTCTGACAGAGACAAACTTACCCAGCCACAGTTTTTTCACTTGCTTACGTTTCATTTCACTCTCCTTCTGTTCATAAAATGGGGTGAACAGTGCCACCCCATCGCTCAACAGAACTACGTCTTCCAAGGTGGTGTTGATCCACCACTCGCTGCCACACCAGACGGAGCAGCTTGAGCTGAAGCTCCACCACTTACAGCCTCATAGCCTTTGGCATTGTTTGATGCCTCGTAGCCATCTTGTGCAGGTGAGACAGCCATCTTAACCATGAGTGGCTTGTCACAGAGCTCTGCACTGTCCTTTGGGCTATTCACACCAATAGCTCGACAGATCGCAGATAGTGATTGCTGTGCTATCTGTACGACTACATCTTTGTCATGCTTGAGATTTAAATAATCAAAAACATTTCTACCTGTATAGTCACCATCGATCACTTCGATTGATAGCTTGAGGTATGATCCTGTCCCTGCCTTATTCATTCCCTCGACAGCCTCAGTAATTACACATTTGTACCACCCTGCTGGCAGTGGTTGAAAGGTTGCTGATGGCTCTACTTCGAGAGCGTTAAATCCATTTAAGTCCATTTTATTTCTCCTTCTGGTTTGGTAAAAATTGTGCGAAAGGGTTGCCACCCTCAAATGTGAATGGCAAAGGCTCGCTTATATTAAAGCGATTCTTGGTGACGCTCGATGCCTGTGGGAAACACAGGATCTCACGCTCTCCAGTTGAAATGGCACGTTTCTTATCGCCATCTCCTCTGGTAAAGGTCTTCAGTCTAATAAGGCAAACAGCGTCACTGTTGTCTGTGTAGTGGGGTATGGACTTCTTGTGCATACGAACACAGTAACGATTGTAGGGGTCCATGTCTGGCAGAGTTAATGTCTCTGTGTCGGCATGACCTATGAACACAACATTCATGTTCATTTCGTAGGCTAGGCTTCCAGCCCAACTTCTGACAAGAGAATGCCGTTCAGCTGCCTGACTAAACCCAGAACCAAAGCCTCCACCAGCAGTGCTGATAGATTTAGCCTTGGGATCTTGCTCAACTATCTCTGACTCAATAATTGATGCGAGCTGAGTAATTGAATCGATCACCAGAGTTTTGTGATCGTGCTTCTCTGTTCCAAGAGCCTGAATAGCGTCTAGAACGTCCTGACTGGAAGTTGCTACTGGAAACAGGCTGACGTTGTCATTGCCTACCAGAGAGGCTGTACCGTCTTCTGTTCTTATGAAAACAGGCGAAGGGAACAGACTGGCTAGGGTCGTTTTTCCAAGACCGCCCTCCCCAAAGATGGTCATTATGACTGGTCGTTGCTTGTCTGGCTTCGACAGTGATTTAAGATTTATAGCCATTAATATTCTCCTTGAAAGCTCTTAGCCCATACACGTTTCTGTCTTAAAGAAACTTCGAGCCGTTTTATTAAATGAGTAACTTCTGACCATTTTATTTTTTTACTAGAGCAATTATTTTTGTCTCCAGAAAAAAATGATAATGCAGATATAATAATTTCAGTTTCTTTTTCATTAAACTTCATTACCAATCCTTCCCAAATACGAGGGCAAATACCTCGTCTAAAATTTCATCCATAGTTCTCTCCATTTTATTTTCCTTTTTCAGTTGTGGTAAAATAGTAGTGGGGCTCAGAGAGCCTCCACCTTGATTCCAATTTTGCCTTGCTTCATTTCAAAAGCCTTGGCTACCTTTGCCCAGAGCCTTGGCTCCTTATCAGCAAGATATCTACAGCCAGCCGAATCAGCAGAAACACTGACTTTCACTGGGTGCATATTCTCTGGAATTTTGTCCTTAACCTTATCCCAAACTATCGCATCAACTTTGCGAGACACAGGCTGTGTTAAGGTAACCTTGTGTGCTTCAAGTTTGTGGGAGATCGAGCCTTCACCCTTTGATTCTAACGCTGTGGTGATCTGCTCTTCTATTGCATGACGCCTTGCAATAATGTCTTTTTCTAACGCCTTTACTTCTAGCCACTGGGAGGCAAGTCCATCGATATTGCTCATCGCAATTCCTTCCTTTTTCTCTTTTCTACTTCTCTCTATAAAAATCGTTTTACAAAATTTATTTTACCTTGTAAAGATGTTTTTACACATTTTAAAAAAAAGGAACGAAAATGACTGAATTAATACCAATCGATGACATACGTCATGCGTTGCAGGATAGGAGGATTACAGTCGTTGCTGAGAAGTGTGGGCTGTCTCACCCTACTGTTAAGGGAGTGGCATCAGGCAACGAGCAGATCAGCCTGACAACTTGGAAGAAACTAAGTGAATATCTGAGGGAGCAAGAATGAAATTCCCAGTCCAAGACTACTGCTCTAAGCTGGGCTGGTTCTTAGTTTCCATACCACCAGGAACTAAAGGTCCAACTAAGTTTGGCTGGCAGAAACCCGAAAGAGCACTGTCAGATCCAGAGCAAGCTCGACTGTATTATGAAGAGAACCCAAATCACAATGTGGGTCTACTGCATGGTGCGTCTGGTACTTGTGCAATAGACATCGATCATGTCGAAAATACTCAACTGATTTTTGAGTCGCTTGGCATCGACTTCTCAGAACTCATGCAGTCAGCTCCACAGATTATTGGCAGAGAAAATCGTGGCAAGCTCATCTTCAAGGCTCCACCTGACCTGATCACACATAAGATATCGTGGCCTACCAAAGAAGACCCACGCAAGACTGAAGTCGTGTTTGAGCTCAGAGCAGGTGCAGTCCAAGACGTATTGCCACCATCGATCCATCCAGACACAGGTAGACCTTACACTTGGGCAGGTCGATCTATCTTTGATGGTCTGCCAGAGTTACCGCCACAACTCCTGACACTCTGGAGAGAGTGGGATAAAATACGTCCACAAATGATGGAGGTCTGTCCTTGGAAAAAAGAGCCTGACTTCCAGCCACCCCGCAAACAAAGACCTAAAGGTGATAGCACTAGCGTTATCGATGCCTTCAACGAGTCTCACGATATGCATAGTCTGCTCATCCAGTACGGTTACAAGCAGACATTTAAGAATAGATACCTGTCTCCAAACTCAAGCTCTAAACTCGCTGGGGTCAAGATCTTTGAAGATGGCAGAGCATTTAGTCACCACGCATCTGATCCATTTGGTAATCACTCTTTCGATTGCTTCGAGCTCTGGCTCCAGTTTGAGCACATGGGCAATACAACTAAGGCAGTTAAGGAAGCTGCACAGATTATGAATGTCACTCAGGAACCTGATTATGACTATGACAAGGAAGCTATCGAGCATGGAGCAAAGGTTGCCAATAGCATTCTGTCAAAGTCAGCCAAGACATCTGATGACCCACTAGATACTGTACCTGAACACCTACTCAGTGTGCCTGGTGTCTTACAAGATGTAGTCAATCACTACGCCACGACAGCCATTAAACCTCAACCTCAGTTCAGTGTTCAGGCAGCTATTGCATTTGGCTCAGTGGTTATGGGTAGGCGGTGGGTGACTGACCAACGCAACTTCAGCAGTCTGTACTTCCTAAACATTGGTGAGACTGGATCAGGTAAGGAACACACAAAGTCTGTGCTTGAGGATCTACTCGAAGAGGCTGGCCTCGAAGAGCTAATAGGACCAGCAGGATATACCAGTGGTGCAGGTGTCCTATCGACACTCACCAAGAAGCCAACCCATGTCAGTGTGATCGATGAACTTGGTCGGCAACTCAAGGCAGCTGCAGCTAAAGGGATGCAGCACAAAGCTGACGCATTAACAGCCCTGATGGAAACTTTTGGTCGGCAAGATGGTGTCCTAAGACAACAGGGATACGCTACCAATACTATGAAGAGCTCTGAGGCTGAGAAGCTGGAGAAGGTGGTCAAACGTCCATCTCTAACCCTAGTCGGTATGTCTACACCGTCTGAGTTCATGCAAGCCATATCAGGTGGTGACGTTGCCAGTGGTCTTCTTAATCGATTCATAATCGTGAAGTCAGACATTGGTGTCCAGATGTCACAAGAAAAACGAAGCTCATCTATTACTGATCGGTTATCCAAGTGGGCAAAGGAACACGCTCACGCAAAGGTTGGTGACCTCGATGCAGGTAACATCCATGATATGCCTCCACACCCAATCGAGGTTCTCTTCACTCCAGAAGCCAAGCAACTGCTTAGAGAATACGAAGAGAAGTTGGTGGCAGCAATTAAGAAGGAAACTGGATCTGGCTTGGAGCCCATGTACAATCGTAGTCGAGAAATCGCTATGCGACTGTCTCTGATCATAGCTCGATCAATGGGGCAGGAGGCAATCGGTGCAGACGCAATGCAGTGGTCAATCGATTATGTCGATCACTACGCAAAGCAAACGATTGAGATGTTTCGTGCCAATATGTCGGAAGGTCCATTCGAGGCTACCTGTAAGGCAGTCTATGTTCGGATCGAGAAGTCTGGACTGGGTGGATTAACTGAGCGTGACTTGTCTAGATCTGTCTCAGCCTTCGCAAATATGGATAGACGCAAACGTGCTGACGTTCTCGATGCACTTCAGACTGACAAGGGAATAGAATTTAGGCAGACCAATACTGGGCAGAGAGGCAAGCCAAGGTTCGCTTACTTCGCTCCACCACTAAACTGAGAAAGGAATAAATATGTCTATTAAAATACTGCAAGGAAGTTGCTTGGAAACTTTATCTTCTCTGGAAGAAAAGTCTGTGAATACTTGTGTGACTTCACCACCTTACTGGGGTCTACGAGACTACGGTACTGGTGAGTGGCAGGGTGGTGATCCAGACTGCCCACACATNAGAACGACAAAGATAAGCA